ACAACTTTTCATAACAAATGTAGAATTAGTTGGATAAAATTTATGAATATAAAAATATGTATCATTGAAATTAGCATCTTCACTTATTTTTCGATTGAATGCTCTTTCAATAAGAATTGATATATCGTCATAAGATAATTCATTCAGCTCGATCTGAGTAGATTTAGACAAATTATTCACCTCTTTTCTTTGAATATTAAGTTCTAATAAAAGGGCATTTTGATCCGCCGCAAGTTCACCAATAACGAGAGCATGTCCTGAGTATTGATAAACTTGCGGAATACGCCCCTTTTCTTTCCATCCTCCATCATAAACAATCTTATTATTACCTTTTGATTTATCAGCACATATTTCTATAGAACCTTCAATATTATTACCAGCATCATAATTATCTCGTAAATAATCAATAAGATATGGAAATCGTTGCTCATAGAGTACAGCAGTACCTACCAAACCATCTATAGTTTTATTATTTATTTCGATATTCTCTACTATTTCTACATCAGCAAAAGAGCCAACCACTAGACTATCTTCAAAATAAACCTTATTTTCTTCAACAATCATATCTCCGTGACTTCCAAAAGGTGTAGTTTTATCATCATCTAAAAATTGAGCCACTACTGGTGCTCCAATTACTGAATCCATATTATCTTTTGTATATTGCATATCCCAATGTATTCCATTACCATTATAAGAATTAATATCTGAGTATATCTCATGAAGTAAAAATTTTGCCTGAACACGACCTGCTTGCCCTGTTTTTTTTGAAATTTCAATAATAGAGTTTTTCGTTATTTTCACCACCTTTCAATAGATAATAGGTTAGTATGTTCTCGACATTATCAAATTCCCAATAAGGAATCCTTAATAAAGGTATTTTATTATTTTTACAATATTGATTTTTTAATTTATCGTGATATTGAATTAATTCAAATCCATCTTGATCATAAACTTTTTTGTAATGAAAAATCCCATCGTATTCAATAAGTAATTTTAATTTAGATTTATTAATATCTTCAAATATTGCAAAATCAAATCGTAAACAATTTCCTAAGTCAGAAACTAAATTAGGAAATTTATATTGAGTACTAAAAAATATATTGTTATTTTCACAGAAACACCTAATTATATTTTCACCTTTTGATTCATTACATTTTGGACACCTACTACCCCTAAGAAAACTAGTCATAGTAATAGGATAAATATGACCACATTTTAAATGTTTAATATTTATAGGAGTATATGCATTTAAATAATTATGTTCTAGCAATTCATATTCTCCATTACCTTTTATATTAATTTGTTTTTTAACTTCACTAATAGGTTTTCTAAATAATTGTGATTTATATTCTTTAGCACATTCTGGACACCCTTTTCCTTCTGATAAATAACCTGAACTACTCATAGAATTCCAAGAAGATTTGAATTCTCCATGTTTTTTACATATCCAAATCAATTTTTTACTTGCTCCAATAAAATTATTTGATTTTAATATTAAATCAATATTATTTTTAATTAACCAAATTTTAATATTTTCAATTGTATAAGGATTACTTTTATCAAAAACATTAGGTTTAAAATGTCTTAAACTACGAAATTTAATAGACAAATAATAACCATCAAAATTTCTTACTTTAAGTTTATGTTCAGCATTAATATATTCATCCTTTTTGGTTATTAAAATTAAATTATATGATAATAATTCCTTTTTGATATCTTCATAAGGAGTAGTTTTATTTTTGGATATTTTTTCAAAACCACAGTATTTACATCCTTGATTTTGTTGAATTCTATTCCAAGTAGTTGTTTGAACTTCTTTGTCTTTATGTTTTAAGCAAATATATTCTAATAATGTTTGGTTATTATCATATATATTGCTCAATAATAAATAATTCATATCTTCAAACTTTTTCTGTATTACACTAAATTCAATTTTTTTACTCAAAATTTTATCATTCCTTTCAAATGAACATCTAATCTATCCTTTCAAATTTCTAAAAATGAACATAAAAAGAAGAGGTGTGAAAGGAACACCTCTTATCGGAATTAATTAAACGTCGACTTCTAATTAATTCCTATCTTTTTAAAACAATATTTATTACTTATTATTTTTTATTACTAGGCTTTGGAATTTTATTACTTCCATTAGATTTAGATTTTAATGTATTTTCATTTTTAGTTGTATTATCTTCTGGCTTACCATTAGAATTATCGCCATTATCACTAATAGTAAATGATGTTTCATTTGGCTTAAATAAATCTGAATAATTATTTCTTTTTTCCATTTTCTTAATAGCTATATAATCATCTACATCATATCCTGCTTCCGCAATCATATGAGTATTTGTTCCTCCAGCCAAGGTATATAATTCCCTAGCTCTTGTATAACTTTCATTTTGATTAATAATAGAAGTCCTTAAATAATTAATATTAACTGGTTCATTATCATCTGAAACATTTAAAACTCTTGTATATTCATGAGCAATCTGTTCAACTAAAGCAAATACTTGAGTTAATACTAAATTTATATTTACAGCTAATGTTGAATAAGAAGCTCCACCTTCTCCTTGAGCATTTAATGCGGCAGAAGCAAAACCTAAATTAGTAGATATTTTTTTAATATTTTCATCACTTAAAGTATCTTTAAGTAAAGTAGCATCTTTAGTCATTCTTTCTATTTTTGAACCAGGAGCAAGAGTAATTTTACTTACTTTTGATCCTCCACTTTGATAATTAGTATTTTTTGATACACAACCTTCAAATGCAGATACAAGATTTTCTTGTTGAGTCTTATTAAGTGAACAAGAACCTTTTTTTTCACCTTCTGGTAAAATAAGAGAATATATAGTACTAGCTAAATCATTTATTGTATTAATTTGAGACATATAGTAATCGTCTGCAAATCTAATATCGAAAAGGGCAGATAATCCAAGACAACGACCATATGGTTCTTTAACGTTAGCTTTAAATTTTAATGCAATTGTAGTTTTAGGATCTAAAGTAAACCATTGTTTGGAAGAATCTTTTTTATACGAAAGATATGCCTGAATAAATTCTTGTGGATAATTCTTAATTTCATGCAATAAACCACCATGTTTAAATTGATCAAAATATATTAAATTAAAAGCTACAATTTGTTGGTTATTTTGAAATCCAATAAATTTACAGTAATCTAAATCTAAAGGTTGAATTTGAATATTATCATCTAAACTTAAACCTTCAAGATAAGGCAAAGAATCAACAAATCCTTGTTGTAATTGAACATTTTTATTATTTGCAGAACTTTTCCTGAAAATAGCCACATACATACCATCTATAAAACAACTCATTAAAATATCTCTTGTGGTTAATTTATGATTTATTTTTTTCAAAATAGCTCTGAAATTTTTACATTTTAAATCTCCTTCTTTACTATCATCATCTGAAGTAGCAATAAAATCTAAAGTGGGAATAGATGTTAAATAATCTATACAATTGCTATACATCCCTGATGAATTATAAGCTTCTCTAGATAATTGACGAATTTGTGTATTATATTTCATTGGAAATTTTGTATATAAACGTAATCTTTCAATACTTATCCCTGATGTTAATGCTTCTTGAAAAAAATATGTAGAAGTATTAAGAGAATTTAATTCAACAGCATGAGAAGTTTCAATTGATTCTGACAGGGGAGGGGAGAGGGAATTAGAATTATTTTCTGATTGAGTATTTGATTTTTTTGTCAAGGTAAAGGTAGACCTCCTTTCTTTTGAGGATATATAAATTAAGAATATATTATTTTAATATAGTAGTAGTTTATGAATAAGTAAAAACAAAATCGTAATCTGAATTATTATTATAAATTTTATTATTTTGTTCCTCTGTATAAATCCAATATAAATTATACATAAGAGAACTAAATTTATCTTTTCTAATACGTTTAGTTATCTGATCAACTTTAGTATTATTCCCATTTTGTCTATATCTTAAATTTAATATTTCTTCGCCTAAAACATTAGTTAATAAATAAGGTATTTCTAATTCAATTCGTTCTTCGTCTTCTTTAATTTTTCTTTTATATTTTTTTTCTAATTCTTTGATACCTTCATGAGCACTCTTTAATAAATGAATATCCATACGATTAAAAACTTTCATAAAATTATTAATCATATCTCCTTCTCTTGTTTCCTTATTTTGTGATTTCAAAGCAAAAACCATAGGAATACTATTATCTGTTTTATATTTATCATATCTTTCATCATTAACCACTGAATAAGGTGGATTTCCATCATTTAAATCAAGAACAAGCATATCCGTCACACCTGAACCTAACCCATTCGAATCCACGATTAATATAATAGCTTTATATTCATTTACTTTTTGCTTTAAAAATTTAGCTTGAATTAAGTCATGAGTACCTTCCATTGAAAATATATTAACTAACTCTTTTTTATAATCTCCATTATCTCTAGGAGTAAGTTTTATTACTGAAAGACAAGATAATGCATTTGCATCCCCTTCATTTCTTGAAACATCATAAGCTAAACTATACATTACATTTTTATCTCCGCAATGTTCCCATTCAGCAATACCTAAATCTCTACATTTATTTAATTTATCTTCTGATACTAAATTATCAGATGACGATCCTGACCAAATGCTTTCATATTCCCTCATAAAATCTAAAATAGAAAAAGTTGGGGATTCTCTTAATTCTTCAACAAAATCAATATCTAATTGCCCAAACATACAAGGTAATTCATATCCATTACCAATAGCAAATGCAGATTTACCTTCAAGCATTTCTCCATATATTTCTTTCATTTTTTCAAAAGAAAACTGCTGTTGAGTTCCAGCAGTAGTGATATATAATTGGCTTTTATGAAGTTCATTAGGATCTATTCCACCACACTCAGCAATTCTATCATTTGCCATAAGAGGAATTACAACAGAATGAAGCTTATCTCCATCAAATTTCTTATCTGAAATTTCTTCAATTGCCCCACCATTACGTCTACCGCCTCGTGTACTATCTCTTAATTGAACCACATCATAGCGTGAACTATTAAAAAAGATTAATTTAGTATAATCAGTATTATCAATATATTTCTTAACTTCATTTCTTAATAAAGGATAATAAGTGAAAATATCTGATAAACAATCCTGACTAATTTTAGCAGCTTGTTCTTTCCCTGGTGCTGTTACAAATAAATGTGTATTTGGATACATAATACAGCGCAAAACAAAAGCAAGATTTTCAAGAAAGCTTTTTGAAGTTCCTCTAGTTGCAGTTAAAAAAACCTTTTTATACCTCATCATAATTCTAAGATAAATTCTTTGATAATAAAATAATTCAATTTTACAATCATAAGGCTTTATAAAATCAATAAATTTGTCAAGGATAGTAGCGAAAATAAGAACACATTTCTCGCCATTTATCTTTTTGTAATTCAAAAGATTTCAATTTCATATCATTATAAGAAACTTTATCAATTAAATGAGGGGAATTAAATAAATTACCCATACTTTCTAATTCTTGTCTACTTTTAATACTAAAATTATTATGACTAGTCATATAAATCATCCTCTATTTTAGGTGTATCATTAGGTGGTTCTATCATTTGAGGTATTTTATTAAGTTTTAAAGTGTAATTAAGAATATGCATTATAGATTTATCAACTATATCTTGAGTTAATCCTTTTATTTTACGATATTCTTCCCAAGGAGGAATAAAACCATCTTTTTCAACTTCCGTATATATTTGACTAAACGTTCTTAACCCACCTGTTTTACTTGCATCAGATAAATCAGAAGCACGAAACTTACTGTCTGCCATATATTTAGAAAATAAATCACCTAATTGTTTTACAGCATTATAAGAACCTTTTTCTAATTCCTTATCCATTTTTAAAGAAATAACTGCAAGTTTTTTTAAATAAAATTCATCTTGAGGAGTTTCTATTCTATTATATTGTTGCATTCTTGCACAAAAATCTTCAAGAATTAAGTAATCATTTAAATCATTCCATTTACCCCATTTTATAATTAATTCTTCATCTATTTTATTTTTGGATTTTTTAGTAGGAGTTTTTGTTATTTTAACACTGTTATTTTCATTTTGAGGAAGATTCATCTTCGAAAAGTAATAATTAATAGAACTCTTCAATAATAAATCATCAAAATTCTCAATTTCTTTATCTTTACCTTGTTTAATTAATTTCTTTTCACAATCTTCTAATGCCTTTTTAAATAATTCTTGATTCCAACCTCTATCTGATTGAGAACAATAATCTTTCAAACTATCTTCATCAACAACTATTACTTTACGACAATCTGTACAGAATGGATCGAGATTGTCATTTTGATTATTATTAACAATGTAAGATTTTGTAGGTTTCTTTTTACCACATTGTATACATTTCTTTGTTAAGTTTTCTGCCATTAAATCACCTTATTTATTATATTATTATAAAGTCCATTATTATAATTTATCTTAAATTCTTCAAATTCACCATTATCAATTATCATTTTCCCATTTTGGGAGTGAAAAAGATCATGTAAAACTTTTAACATTGGTTTACCCAATCCTTTTTGATAGTTTAATTCTACAAATTTGTTACTAATTAATTCTAATTCTTGTTCTGAATAATTGCTAATATCTCCTCTTAAATCTATATTTAATATTAATAATGTTTCTTGTAATATTTTAGTATATGAATATAAATGATGTACAACTAAAGTAGCATCATTTAATCCAGTTATACAACATTTAAAATCATAAAATTTTAACGAATCAAATTTCCATTTATTTAATTTATTTCTCATATAGTCAGTTAAATTAGAAATTCCACCTTTCCAAAGATGAGAATTTTCTCCGCTTCTTCTTTCTAATCCACATTCAGGACATCCCTGCCCTTCATTAATAACTGCACGAGGTCTAATATATTTAATTTCATGATTATGTATATTGCAAATATAAGGAACTAATATATCTGTATGAATATGTTCATCAGTTAATAAAATAAGATTTTTTTCTAAAAATTTATTTTTAACAAAAGTATAATCTAATCTTAAATCTTCTGATATTTTTTCATATCCACAATATTTACATCCTTGATTATCATATATAGCCCTAGGTCTTATAGTTTGAATCCCAATATCCATATGTTTTTCACAAATAAATTCTAATAATTGATCTCCATTTACATATTCGTCTTCCTTTGTAAGTAATATTAAACCTTTATCTTTAAACATATTTATAGTTTCTTTAAATGGTTTTCTATTTTTGATAGATGCTGATTCAACTCCACATTCTTTGCAACCAGAACCTTTATTTATTTGAGCTAAAGTTATAGTTTTTATTCCTTTTTCGTAATGTTTTTTACAAATATATTTTAAAGAACTAAAACAATTTTCATAATCATTTATATTTGATAATAATTCATAGTTTAATTCTTTGAATTTCCTTTTACCTTCTTCAAATTTTAATTCATGATTACATTCTTTACATATATAAGTTTTATTTTTATAATTTTTAATATATTCTCTATAAGGGATAGTTTTTAAATTCCCACATAGATCACAAGACATCATAACATCAATATGACTATTTAATGGAATATCAGAAATATCTACTTGAATTTTAGTATTTGGAACCATAACTAATCTACCTTGACTATTTTTTATTTTCGGTATAATATAACCTTTTTGTTCATAGTATTTAACACGATTTTTTAATTCTATTTCAACTTTTCTTGTAACCAACATCATTCATACATCCTCTCAAATTTTTAAATTTATCATAACCTCTCTAAAAAATTCCAATAAAAAGAAGAGGCTTGACAATCGAGAGGGAATTGTCAACTTTAGATAGGTCATGACTCCTATCTGCCTCTTCATTTTTTATAAATTTATCGTTGGTTCACGAACATATTAAATTATTAATATGATGAACTATCAACCCAATGAAATTCAAATTTTATCTTAATAATTTAATCAATATATTCTTCCTCATTATCTCTACAAATCACTTGAATAGACATATCGTTATAAATAATTGCGTTGAACTCTTCTGTAAAATGCTTTAACACAGCCTTAGTTCCTGACTCTATCCCTTCTTCTACGCCATTCATATATGCTTCTACTTCACACTCATTCACAAAAGAAGCCAGCATCTCTACAGCTTCTTCAATATCACAATCCATCATATCTTCAATTAATTCTCTACACATACAAAAGAAGCAAGGTTCATCTTCTTCACAATTATCTTCGTCTGCTTCACATCTATCCTTCAACCCACCAAATTCAATATTCCCCTTAGATAAAAAAGAAGATTTATTATTTTGAATTTGATCCCTTTTTGGAACTTTATTTTTATCAATTTTACTCATCTGTTCCTCAAACATAGAATCATATATTCTTTGATCAACTTCTTTACCTGAAACATAAAATTTTCTTACGTAATCCCCATCAACTATATCTTCTTTAATTTCAAATTTCAAAACAATAAACCCTCCTTTAAATATGTAATTAATATCTCATTACTCATCAAACTCATGAAATTTTTTCATTCCTAGTTTCTTTCGTTCTTTTTTCTTATTTAATCTTTTACCAACTTTATCTCTCACTCTTATATCTTCTAAAATACATTCATTTGCTTTTGAGTTTTCACAATCTAAAACGAATGGACAAATCTCACAGTCATTACTTTCATCTTCTTGTTTGAAAAACATTAATTAATCTTTCACTCCTAATTCAATATTACTTCTGTAGTAGTTAATCCCTTTTTATAACTATTAAACTCAATCAATGTAGCTCCACTTTTGCTTCCAGTGAAAAGTGTATCAGAAAAATTATCACTTCCCATAATTGAAGGGAGTAAAATAACTTTAATATTTCCATTTAAATTTTCACCAACAGTAATAATTTCTTCATGATGCAGATGTGCCAAAATCAAAATATCAATTATAATTCCATAAAGCATTTGTAATTCTTTAATTATATCTGCAACTTTCTTTCCTCTAAATTGATGCCCATGTGCAATAAATATATTTTTACTATTTATATTAAAATAAGCATAATCATTTTTATAAATAGGAATATTTATTCTTGAATTATCTTTAAGAATACCTGAAATCATATGTATAATTACTTTTTCTAGATCTTCGTCTGGAAATTGTCCATGAGAAACATTTAAAAATCTAACTTCAGTATGATTAGCACTAATTATATGATGATAGGTGAGAGGTATATATTTAGATAATTGATTTAACCATTCTGCCATCATTTTACTAAACTCAATTACACTATCAATTACGCCTGTTTCTAAAACTCTTAATTGACTAATTCTTAAAATTCCTTCGCAACTATCACCGTTATTTATTACATGAAGATAAGATATATTTCTATCTTTAATCCAATCAATTGTTTCTGATAGTAGTTGATACATTCTTTGATAACAAATGTCCATAGAATATGAATTATTTATAGAGTTAAATATCTTACCATAATGGATATCTGCGATACCTAAAATACCAATTTTTTCACCATTATCACAAATATATTCATTGAAAATAGGGGATTCAGTAGACTCAATACTATTTCTAATTTCGTCTAAAAACATTTCAAATCTTGCATCTTGACGTATAAGTTTATTTAACTCTATTTTAATTGTCCTATTTTTTTCTTTTTCTTTTTGAACTTCTATTCTTTTCAATTCTAATTCTGTTAATATTTCATCAGAAGTTATATTTTTAAATTTTTCTTTATCTAGATAAGGAAGAAGCATTTTAATCCCATAATTTCTTTTTCTAGCTTCATCTGAAGCTAATTCAACCCCAAATGCTAATCTAAATAATTCACAATAATCTATATCATAAATGCCATTTGATTTTCCTTCAAATAAACGTACTATATATTCGAAATCACTTTCAGTTTCTTTTTTGAAACACCCATCCAAGAAAGTTCCTCCTTAATAATTTAAATAATTATTGTTATTATATTAATATTTAATAAGATTTACCTTCAGCATATCTTTCTCTTCTTTTATATCTTCCATTGCCAACATTCTTTCCTTTATATGTATCAGTCAAAGCATGGCAATTTGGACACAATAATTCCAAATTAGTCAATATATTATTTTCACTATTACCATCTTTATGATGTACTTCAAGTGGAATATCTTCACCCATCCATTCTTTATTACCGCAACAAGTACATGTATTCTTGAAATATTTTATTAAACAACTACGCAATGCCTGAGAATCTCTTTTATAACTTCCATCTATTAAACTTTTTATTTCATTATCCCAATAATCAATTAATCTACATTCATTAGAACAATAATTTCTCATTTTCCAAGTTAATTTTTTGCCACAAACAGGACAATATTTAATCTCATAATAATCACTTTCTTTTCTTTTACCATTATTATAAATAGCCGCACATTTATGTGAACAAAATTTATTATGCCGTTTTTCATAAGGGAAAGGTGCGTCACATAATAAACATTTAGTAGGATTTTGATCATATAATTCTATCTTTTTTCTTTGTGCTTCTTCAATTATTGGTTTTGCTTTTAAATATCCTAAATAACCTGCTTCAGATTTACTTATTCCCAAATAACATCAACTCCTTAAATATAAAAAGAAGATCGCATAAAAATGCAATCTCCTTTTTATTAAAGGAATAACTATTTTCCACTAGCGTATTATATTATAATAAAAATAATACGGTTTATAATTGCTCTACCAATTGAGCTACTGGTGCACAATTTATTAGAGTCTTACGGATACATGCTGATAGGTCACGTTCCACAAGACTCTTTTAAATAACAAGAATATTGGCTTCCACTTATATGCCGATGCCTCTTGTTTATAAAATTGTAATATTAATTATTATTCTTCATTATTTCCAAATGTTATATTAAATTTTACTTCTTTCTCATTAAAAAGAATTAATTGCTTTTTTAAATCAATAATCTCATCCTGAACAGTTAAAGTAAAATCATTTACATTAAATATACCTATAGCTTTTAATATTGTCTCATCCTTGTGTACAATTTCGAATTTCTGTTTTGCCATTAATTAAACTGCCTCCGTTAATCTATCAACAAAACTATTTTTCAATTTACATACAGGTTTAATACAAGCAGGTTTCGCAGGGATTATAACCTTGTCTCCAGTGGCAGGATTCCTACCTTCACGTTCTGCTTTAGGCGCAACATCCTTCATTTTAAGAGTACCAAAACCTAGAGAAATACATTCTCCATCTTTTAGAAGTTTCTCAACTACTTCGTTTAATATATCTAATACTCTCTTTGTTTCTACTCCTGTAAATCCTAATTCTTCTCCTAATACTTTTACAAATTCAACTTTATTCATACACTTTCAATCTCCTTTAATCTTATAAATTATTTTACTTTACTAACCTAAATTCAATATTTACTCTTTGACTTTTTTTCTAACTCTTTTAAAATAGAATCATATAAACCTTTATCGTCTGCATGATTCTTAATAATTTCTGCGATTCGTTCATATAAATCGTGAAGTTCATTTTTAGAAAGTTTTTTTAATACATTTTGTACTTCAGATTTCATGTATAAACTTTCAATAATAGAGCTTATATTTTTCTTTGTCTTCTTTAAAACCTGTTCACCAATTTCATTTGTTATTAATGCTAATAATTCTTCATCAATTTTACTTTCCAACTTTACAACTCTCCTTTATTTACGTCTTCGTGATAATATCACACTCCTTTATATAATCTTTATAATCTAAGTCCCAAATAGGGAAGGGATTAGTTAAAATAAACTACTTAATTCAGCCACTTTTGATCTTTCAGTCTTATCTAAATGTACCCATCCAAACAATTCATTTCCACTAAGTACTTCTTCTAAAGCACGTATACCATTATTCTCTTCGAAAACCTTTTTGTCTATCTGAGTTAAATCACCTTCAAAAATAATTATTGAATTATCACCAACCCTACCAAGTAATAAAGCAATATGTTCTCTAGTTAAACTTTGTGATTCTGAAACAATAATTATGGATTCAGATAAATTTCTACCTCTTACAAACCCAAGATGTACATATTCAATTTTTTCTTGTTTTTCAAGCATTTCTAATCCAACCATATTACCTATACAGTCTGCAATAGGCATTATATATGGCAATAATTTTTCTTTCATACCATTAGGTAAAGCACCTAAACTATTTGTATCTTTTACATCTATATTGTTTCTAATATAAACAATTTTTTTAAATGTTTTACTATTTTCAAGCTTATCTAATGCGTGATGCAAAGTTAAAAAAGTTTTCCCGCTTCCCATAACCCCTGTAATTAATTTAACAGGAATATTATCATTCTGTAAAAGATCAAAACAACATTGTTGTTTATAATTTCTTGGTTTCAATTTTTTAATATTAGAGTTATCAATAGTTTTATTATTAAAATGAATTAATTTTTTACTATCCCATCTAAATCTATCAATATAATTATTATTTTTATCTTTGATTAATAAATATTGATTAACTAATAATTCTTGATCAATTATATTATGTTCATAAAAATTAGCGAGTTCTTCATCTGAATTAAATTTAACCTCTTTAATACCTGAAAATTTCAATCAATCACATCCATTATATTGTATATTTACAATTAATCCAATTTTGTAATAAATTTATTCTTTATCTTATCCATGTTTTCATCCAAAAACCAAATCTTATCTCTATCTGTGACAACTAAAATTACATCCATTTCTGCATTATTTCTTTCTGGAATATCAGTAACTCTATATCTTGTAACGCTATCACAAATCTTATATGTATTACCCTCAAATATAAATTTATTGTCTATATCTACACTTACAACTTTTGCAATCATCTTTCTAGTCCACCTCTTCTTCATTGTCATAAAATTCATCTAATAAATAATCTAAATCATCACTATTAATTTCATGTATTATTAAATCTATATTTCTAAATGTTTTTTCAGATTTAATTAAATTATTATAAATATCTGATTTTTTAAATCCTTCAAAATCTTCATCTTCTAACATTTCAGAAAAACTAAATGGAATAGTATGACTATGATATTTTGTAGCATTATAATATTGATTATTATTTAAATTACGCATTTCTGCGAATATCATTTCAGCTTTTTTCATACATTTATTTTCATTCCAATCAGGGTTTTCTAATTTATATAATTCTTTTAATTCATCTATTGACCAATTATTATTATTTCTATGTCTATTAAGATTATTTTCCCAATAAAGTTTACTTGTCTCTGATTGTTTATTTTTTAACTTTTTACTCACATTAAAACTATCAGATCCACCAGATGTTAAATTATATCCATTTTCTCCAAATGAATTATAATATTTAATCCATTTCATTTCTTTTAAATTTAATTCATCTTTTGAAAATGCTTCATCTATTACTTCCCAAATAAAATTATTATATCCATATTTATTTAAAGCATTATGAAAATAACTAGGCTTGTATTTAGCATTATGTATGTGTCCAATAATTCTTTGATCTAATATATTAATTGTTTGTCCAATATAAATTTTATTATTTATACTATTAGTACATTTATATATTATCCCATAAGGATTTATATTGTTTAAATTATTCATCTTGTTTATCATTATTACTTTCTTCCTTTTTATCTAATTGTTTAACTACTTTTTTTATTATTTCTTTATTTAATTCATTTTCACAATCAAGTTTATATTGATCTGTTTTTCTAAAATCATCAAATAATTCTTCTTCAAGAAAAGGAGAATAACTAAATGGAACTGTATGACTAAAAAATTTATTATCATTATATCTCATATTTTGATTTAAATTTTCTAACTCTCGATGTATAACCTCAGTATATTTTAAGCATTTATCATTATCCCATTCTGGATTTTCTTTTTTATATTGTTTAAATAATTGTTTTTTTGTCCAACCTATATTCTCTTTATATTTATTAATATCTTATCCTGTCCTCCTTAATCTTCTCCTCATTACTTACGGTGAATTAATATGTAAAAAGTCAATACTTAAATAATATCATTTAAAAAACAAATTATATTTTCTGAATAAATAATTTTATTATACGCATCTTTAAGATAAGAATGTACAGCCTGTTTACTAATATTTAATTCTTGAGCTATTAATTCACGTTCAAATCCTGCTCCATAATATAAATTTATACATTTAAATTGTTGGGGAGATAATTCTTCCTCTAATAATTTATATAATTGCTTCCTATATTCTTTATTTGTAATAATTGTTTCTAAATTTTTGTTATTTATTGGGATATAATTAAATTCCATTTTATTATTAATGCTTTGATACATATTATAGTAAATTCTTTTTTCTTTTGGTAAATATTTTTCTATTGCTTTTAAAGTATCTATTATCTCTTCTTCTGTTTCATAAATAATTGTTCTTTGTTGTAATTCTTTACCATTTAATTTTCTTATTCCTTTTATTTCTCTATTCTTTTTTTGTAAATATTTTTTATATCGTCTAATTATCTCTAATGCTCCTGTTTTTTCTACATTTTTAGAATAATCTTCGTAAATCTTATCCCAATTAGTTTCTGTGAATTCTATATATTCTGCTGGTATTAATGCACTATTTCCTATTTTAATTACAATGTGCCTCCTCTAAAATATTATTATCATTATATTCTTCTAAAAACTCAGCTAAAAAAGTATTTCTCTTACTTGCTTTATTTTGACTCACAGCAAATCTAAAAGCTTCTAATTCACAACAAATAATCCCACATTTTTGTGCTCTAGTAATTGCGGTGTAAACTAATTGCTTAGAAAGTAAAGTATAAGCAGAATAGTCCATTGCAAAAATTATATTTTTTTGTTCTGATCCTTGATCACGATGAACAGTAAGGGCATATGACAAATCAATTTGTTTTAATTCTTTAAAACTATATTTTACAAGTTCAGATGATCCAATAAAATTAATTGATAATTCATTATTGTAAAAATCAATATCTTCTACAATGCCTTGTGTTCCATTAAATACATTTTTCTTATAATTATTCCCACATTGAATTACTTTATCGTTTAATCTGATTTCTATGTCATCATTAATTATTCTTTGTTCATCGCCTATCATTTCACTATTAAATATATCTTGAAGTACCTTATTAAGATTATTTGCTGATAAAATACCTCTTTTCTTTAAAGGTACAATTACTTGAAAATCTAATATATCTCCTTTATATGTTTTACAAATATTAATTACTTTGTTATAAACTGATTCTGAATTACTAAAAGGATAAAAGTATAAATCCTTTAGTTCACCAAAAATCTTGTTATTATAATCACCTTCATTTATAACTTGCCAACCTTTTCTAACTTTATTGGCAATGCTCAATATTCCTGACATTTCAGCTTGTCTATGTATTTTAGTTAAAGTTATTGTAGGTATTATCTCACTATTAATTAAATCTTTTAATATAAACCCTGCTCCAATTGGTTCTAATTGCTCAATATCTCCCAAAAGTATAAGTTTACTACCTTTTTCAATTGCTGAAATTAATCTATAAAATAAACCATTATCTACCATACTTGTTTCATCAAGAATAACAATATCATAAGGCAATTTAAGATTTTTATTATATGTCCATGTATTATTTCTAGTATATCCTAATAAACGATGAATAGTTTGAGATTCAAATCCAGTAGATTCAACTATTCTTTGTGATGCCTTTCCTGATAAAGCACAAGTAGCATATGAATAATATTCTAGAACACTCAAAATACCTTTAAGAATAGTTGTTTTCCCAACCCCTGCTCCACCATTAATTACTAATACATTTTTAATAATAGCTAATTTTATAGTATCTTTTTGTTCATCAGTAAAAAGAAATCCTTGTTCATTTTCTACTTTAATTATACTATCTTCCATATCATCAACAAAAAAGTTGTTTTCTAAAGATATTAATTCAATTAATTTATCAGAAATATATTTTTCATAATAAAAATTTTGCATTAATGCAATTCTTATATCATCAGAATAAATATCTTTACTTAATTCTTCATTTTTATTATTTAAATGATTAATAATAATTTTCTTATCAATATCTAATAAATTGACTAAATCATTTAAAATGTTTTTTTTATTTATCCATGAATGCCCATTACTATTTGCTTGTTCTTTAAGTAAATATTTAATACAGGCATTAATGCGATAAGGAGAGTACTTATCTATCCCCATATTTCTAGCATAGATATCACATTTAGCAAAAGATATACCTGAAACTTCATCTGCTAAAATATAAGGATTAATTTTGATTCTTTCTAAGAGAATATCCATTCGCTCATATTGATCATATAGGTTTTTAATTATATTATATTTCATACCATATTTACTTAATTCGACTAATGCTATTTGAAAAGGGAGATTATTTAAAATTTTATCTTTAATAATTTCATATGTTCTTAATCCAATACCTTTTACTTTATTATAATCAAATTGATCATTTTGAACTAAAGAAATAATACTTTGTTTTGGATAAGTTTTAAAAATTTCATATACTTGAAGATCAGTTAATATGGCAGATAAATATTGTTTTTCATCATCTATAGAAGTAGGAATAGCTTCATGAATATATTGTACTTCATATCCTAATCTATTTTGTGTATCATAAACTTCATTTACTTCTGCTATATATTTACTTCTTAAATTCAATTTTGGCATATTACCTTTTAAAATAATATTATTATATTTATTATTTAATTTTACTTCTTTACTATCTGTTGAACACGCTATAATGCCAAAATTACTTTCTGGATAATATTTAAGTTCTCTTTCAGGGATTACTGAGATTTGCATTAATTAAGTCCTACATATCTTTCATATAAATTATCAATAAAATATTTCATTTCTTTTTCATTTTCTATAGCATAAAAGTATTCATACAATTCATTATTTTTTAACCATTTATCAATATAATCTATACATTTCTCATAATTCCAATAATAAGCAGAGTATTTTTCATTTGGTTTTATAATTACATAATCTTCCATTAAAGCAAATCTCATAGGTAAGGTAGCTTTTTTACTTTTTTGTGCCAATCCAACTACTCTAAAAAATTTACCTACTGTAACTGCCCCAATTGAAATTCCAAAACATCTACCAAAACCACCTTGATTAATATAACCATATTTTGTACTTTGAACTCTGATACCATTAATTGCTACTTCTAATGTTTTATCATTATCTTCTTTCATTCTTTCAAAATCTTTTTTTGTTTCATCTAGTTCAATTTTTACTTCTTCTTTATATTTAGTAAAATCATCTTTAATTAATTTTATTTCATTATTGAATCTATTTTCTAATCTAGAAACTTTTTTAGATAACATAATCTCAAACATATCTTCAAATTGTTCATCATTTATTTTATCTAAATCATCAATAATGGTATTATATTTTACAATATCATTCATTTATTTAATTACCTCCACATTAATATAATTATTATTAATTAGACTATACATCTCATCGCACCAATCTTGTATCCTATTGACTATATCTTTTAAATTATTTTGCACAATCATATCATCTTTTTGTTCTACAATTGCTTTACTATATTTTATTGGAGCTAATTTAGTCTTAATTAAATTTTCAACTTCTATAACTAATCCAGATATGCTAGTTACTGCTTCAATTTGTCTACTTAGATCAGTTTTTTCAAGTTTCAATTGCTCTATAGATTTTTTTAATTCATTATATTGTTGAACTTCCTTTTCATTTAGTTTTACTTTTCTTTCTAATAAAACTTTATCTTCTTCTAGTCTTTTAATTTTTAGTGCTATATCCTTAGAATCCAATTCTGACTTTACTTTAAGCTGATTATTATATTTTTCTAATTCATTTAGTCTATTAGTATATTTTTGTTTATCCTCTATTTTACTTTTTAAAATATCATCTTTTTCCTGTTTTAATTTTTGATATGCTTTATTAATAGATATAGCTTTTTCATCTAAATCTTTAATTAATTCTTCATCAGCATTTTCAGCAATAAATTTTGCTTTTCGAAATGTTTCCTTTCCTCCAAAACCTGATTTATCTGCAACTGTTTCATTTGTATTAAGGCTTCCCAATGTTGGTAAACCTTGTCCCCCTTTAATCATGTTTTCCTTTGCTTTTAATTTCTCAACTTCTTCAATTAATTTTGCATAATTCATTCTTTCAGAAAAAGTAAATTCTTTACGATTCTCATTTTCTTCAATTTCCATCATTAAAGATTGTTCATAGTCTTCAATAATCATTACATTAACTTCAATCTGATTCATATTTAATTCCTTACAAGCTTTCAATCTCCGTTCTCCTGCTATAAGATTGTATTCAGGATCAACTACAGGGGGGTTCATTAAACCTAATCTTTCTATGCTTTGGGCAAGTTCAGTTATATTTCCATAATCTTTTCTAATTCGATTATTTACTTTAATTTTATTAATATCAATTAACACTTTATATAATTCCTTCCTTTATTATAATATATGGATATCCTTGTACATCAATACAATAATTATCTTTAATTATATTATTTAATCTTACTTTAATTAATTTATGTTTTTGTAATATATATGGAATAGCCTTTTTAATTTGTTTCTCTTTATACGCTTTTTGTCCTTGAAAATATAAACTAACCTGTTCTAAAATTTCTTGTTCAGTAACCCATCCTTTCTCGTTAATTTCTTTTAGACATATTGTTTCCATAATATTCGTAGTTTTAATATTTAAATCTGACAATTGATCTCCTTTTAATTGTGGATAAACTCTATTTGCTTCTTCATTTCCTAATGTTCTCTGAATCATTTCTCTAGACCAACCACGCATAGTAAAATGATTTTCTTTAAATTCAATACTTTTTTCTTGGCTAAAATTCAATATATTATCTGAATAAGAGGGGATTGAGAAAAATGAAACTCTATTAATATCTTTTCCTTCTTTCCTATCTTCTTGAGATAAAACCTTATTTCTTAATTCATTTCTTCTTCTTTCTGCTTCTATTAATAAATTAGGTGGAATTTCTTCGTCTTTTAATTTGAATAATAACCCTAAATATGTAAATAGACCTACTCTATCAGCGATTCTTCTATGATCACCTGACAACCCTTTTTTATCCCCAATAAGATTACCTAAATATCTTAAACTAGCATAAAATAATGCTTCATTTTCAAATTCATCATAATGTTCTGGTGGCAATGTTATTTTAGCTACTTCATGAATAATAATTAATTCAGGAAAATATCTTTTTGTAAGTTTATATATTTCAGGATATTCCTCTTTAAATTCATCACTCATTATATATCTCATATTTTCATCTAATATATCTTTTTGTTTCTTTTGATAAAGAGTTTCATAAATGCTTATTTTGTAAACTTCTTTTAAAAAATCTAATCCATCTAATTTATTGCATTTTGTTAATCTTTCAATGCATTTTCTAATAGCCCCTGTGCCAAAAGTACAGTTTTTATGATCATTACATTTGTAGTAATAAACATCATTTTTAATGTAGATACTAGCACTTCGTTTATGGTCATCGTGAAAAATACAATTAAATCTATAGTCTAATACTCCTAAAAATTGTTTAAGATTTTGCTTGTTTAGATATTCATAAACTTCATTAGGAGTATAAAAAACAATTTCTTGTGGATTTAATATTTCTTGTAATTTATTGATATCCTTATTTTTAATATATTGTACATTATTAGATAATAATTCTATATTACGACCTCCTCTATTTTATGAAATATTTTAATACGCTAAAGGGATAAAGAGAAAAAGGGGATTATGTGTCACCAATAATAATAACTATGGTGACACATAATTAGGTGTCCAACTAAAAGTATATTATTTATTGTATTATTTATAAAATCAACACCTTCTTCTATACACAATTTATAAATTCAAAATCAATATATTAGCTACGGGAACCGCAGTTCCCGTAGCTCGGACTTACCGCAGTAAGTCCGAAACTCCCCTGTCTGGAAGACTACCAAACAATATAAAATATATTACATTTATTTAATCCCTTACTCATATTATAGTCCAACTATAAAAAATAATTTATAAGAATACCAAAAAAAATTTAAATATTTTCATAAATAACTTGCATATTATGAAAGTTTTCGTATATAATATAAATGTAATCATTACTGATTATATTAATTTAAACAAATAATGAAAGGCGGGTAATAAAAATGGGAGCATTAGTACAATTAATATCAGATAATGAAAATCAAATCAATTCAACAAATATCATAGATAGATTTTTAAATACTTTTGATGCAGATAATACAGTAATAGCATATAAAAGAATAATAAAAGAATTTTTTGAAACAGATAATTTACAATCTATAACAATATTTAATTTACGGAAAATAACATATATAAATGTTGAAGAATATATTCTTAAACAAACTAAAAATAAATCAAAAAATACAATTAAACAAGCAATCAATTGTCTTAGAGCTTTATATAAATATGTTATTCGTGATGAAAGAAGAAAAGGAAGTAATTTAATTACAATTAATCCTTTCGCAGATGAAGAAATAAAAGAATTATTAAGAAAAAATTGCGAAACAGATGATTCTGAAGTTGGTAGAGCATTAAGTAAAAAAGAAATATCAATGTTAATAAACACAATTAAAAACGCAAAAATGAACACTCCATTAAAACAAAGAGATGCTAAAAGAGATGAAACATTAATAAAACTTATGTTAAGAATTGGATGTAGAAAAGAAGAAGTAATTAATTTTAATTGGTATGATATAGAATATAATTCGATTAAAAATATATACATTATTAAAATATTAAATGGTAAAGGAAATAAAACAAGACAAATACATTTAGTTGATAAAATGTATAATGAATTAATGGAATGGAAAGAAGTTGATAAAAAGATAAGAAAAGATATAAATGATAATTCTATTTTTGGATTAAAAGATCTTTCTAATGTAAATAAAATATTAAAGAAATGGAGTAACTTAGCAAGAATTGGTCATATTGAAGTGCATGATCTTAGACGTACATTTGCAACTCAATTAGAATTACAGGGAGTACCTATTAGTATTATAAGTAAAGCACTAGGTCATGCAAATGAAATGGTTACAATCCGTTATTTAAAAAAAGATAAAGTATGTGATGAAAATTTAGAAGAATATATTGTATGGTAAAGAATAAAAGGAGAGATATTGCATCTCTCCTTAATTTTTATTTAAATATAAATATAATTATGATTTTGCATAGTAACATTTAAAATGTTATTGTGCAGAGAAATGATATAGAAAAATAGGCTCTGTAAGATGAGATAATTTTAAGGTAATAGGATGGGTGCTTAAATGTAAAAATCGTTTAATCTGAGTAGGAAATAGGTCGTTTTTGTATGGTAAATAATAACAAAAGTACTCTAAATGCCGATGGGAGTAAGGATAGAGGGTTGTCGTAAGAGTGTTGTTAAAATGGGATTTGTAAGGGTTTAAGATTTTAGTAAAAAGGTAAGGTTTGCAAGATGAGTTGAAAGGGGTAAATTAGAATGAATAAGGATGAATTAGACGGGTTATATAAAGACGGTAAATTATAGAGGATAATTTTTAAGATATTGAAGTGAAATTGTATTGATGTTTAAAGAAGGGTATACCCTAGAAAAAGGAAATAAATGTAAAAATATAAATAATATAAAATGTAGTAAAAATGGGTGTTTTAGAAAATTAAAATGTGAGTAAATTTTGAATTATGACAATATAGGAGTTGTAAGCTACGATAAATTTAAAATAATAGTAAAGGTGCTTAAATAAGATTAAGGGCTTAGAGGGGATGTTTTTTGGGATTTTGAGTGGAGTATAGTTTTGAGATATAAAAATATATTTAATGATTTGTAAATTATTTCGACAAATCGGACTATAATATAGGTACAGGGTATTTTATTATTATAAAAATAATAGTAAAATATTATAATATTATGGAGGTGTTTTAATTAGAACAGGAATGGATTAATATTGGAAATGTTTTAATACCAATAATTAAAGAAAGGGGTGAAACATATTATCCATTAAGTACAATTAGTAAAAAAATATTAAAAAGGAGAAACAATGCTTTAATACCAATCAAAGAGTTGTCTAAATATGTGCAATATATAGAAAAATATTATATTAACTTTAGTGATTTTAGTAATTATAATTTACAAGAAACAAATTGCATAACTGAAGAAGGATTAAAAATTGCATTAGAGAAAACGATTATTACAAGATTAACTGATGATAAAAGAAAAGCTTTAAATGTACTGTTAAAATATTTAGATATGCCATTGGTTAATGAAAGAAAAATTTTAATAGATGAATTGAATAAAGAAGAATTTGATAAACATGATGAATTTATAAAAGATATTATAAATGAATATAATGAAATAAATAGAGTAAATAAATATCAATTATGTATGAATTGTGATAAATATTATCCATTAGCAAAAAAGTTCTTTCATTTAGAGGTTAGAGGTAATACATATTGTAAAACGTGTAATATATGTTCAGGTAGAGGGATCAAACAAGAAGATAAGGTTGTTAATAAAATTTATAAAGAAAGAGGGGATGTAGGATATCAGGAGTTAATTAAGAATCATAATGCTGTTGAAATTTATAAAATACATAAACAAAAAATATATTCACATATTCCTAAAGTAATAAATAATAAAGAGGATTATATTAAAATAATAAAATGGCTGTATGAAAATAAAGAAATTAATAAAGATAATATTTCATATAAAAAATTAAGAAAATTAAGATTAGGTAATATAGAAAATATATTAACTTTAACAGAAATATATAAAGAATTATTTGGAGATGAATTTTATTTATATCCTTGGGAATATAATGTGTGGCAATTTAAAGAATTTGAATTAACTTATGAAATTGCTAGTAAAATATTTGATAATTATTTAAAAGAAAATGGAATAATAATAAATGATATATTTAAATTTAATTATACAAATATACTAAAAAATGCAAGATTGTCAAAATATAATACTAATATTTTAGATTTTATTATGCATTATTATAATTATAAGTATCCAGGATATAAATTTGATACTCATGGGGTTAATTATTATAAGGAGCGAGAATATAGAGATTTTGATTTAAAATGGTTAATAGAAAAGGATTGGAAAATAGAAATAGAAAAAATTCCATTGTATTTAACTAAATGGAGATTACAAAAACATTCTAATACTCTAAGAAACTTATTAGAAAAATATTATAATAATGATATTTATAAATGGGTTAATGAAGTATATTCTGATAGGTTTATTGAGACAGATTTTAATATTGGTAGAACTAGAGATGAATTTGATTCTACTGAAGAAGAAATTATACATAATTATTTGAAAGAAAATTTAAAAAATGTTTTATATAATGAAAAGCATAGTGATTTTACAATTACATTAGATAAGAAGATACCAGATTGGTTTGTATTTGGGAATAATGGTGTTTGGATTATTGAATATTTTGGATTGTATACGAATGGTGATTGTAGTAGGTTAAACGATTATAGAGATAGAACTGAGAATAAGATTGAAGGATATAAAAGATTAAAGGGATATAATATGATTTATTTATATCCAGAAGATTTGAAAGATGATATGTTAGGGGTTGGAGAAAAGATAAAAGAGATAAGGTAAATAAGTAGGAGTTTTGATAGAGGCAGAAATGTCTCTATTTTTTTATTTGTAGGGAATATAGAGTCGATAAATAGTGGATTAAGTAGTAGAGGAGTTAGTGAAAATATAATGATGTTAATCGAGTCGTGAAAATGTAATGGGTCGATACGGATGTACTAAGGTCAGGAATGGCTAAAAATTGGGCTTTTTAGATGTAAACCACGCCCCATGCCCAATATACCTGCGTTTATAGCACCTGAGCCTGGCTGAAATTTTGTCCATATAATAACTAGTTATTGGGAAAATTTTAAGAATGGTGG